ATCACGAACCATATGTTTTAATCGTTGGTAAAACACTGGTCCAATAAAGATACTGGTTTCTATTTGTTCTCCAGATAAACCATTATACATAATCTCATTTCCATTGCTTTCATATCCAACTTTTGTAAGCTCCTTGCGAATGGTATCAATACTCAATTCTCCAAACGCAGTTCCATCGCCAAATAAACCTAGTTCTACAAGAACTTTACCTAGTAATGTTTCTTTTAATTGTCCGATAGTCATACGAGACGGAATAGCATGTGGGTTAATAATAATATCCGGCTTTACACCTGTTGATGTATAAGGCATGTCACATTCGGGAATAATATTACCAATTGTACCCTTTTGTCCATGACGACTTGAAAATTTATCTCCAATAACTGGTCTTCTAACCGTTCTTACACGCACTTTGCAAAAGGTATAACCATCACCATTTCTATCTATAAAGTTCTTATCAATATACGATTCTTCATTTGTTCTATAAGTTCTACTCAAATCTTCATATTTTATAACCTTGGTATGATCGTTTCTATTTTCTTTGATAGGCACTACCTTTGACATAATGACATCGTTATTTTCCAAAAGAGTATTTTCTGGAATAACTCCTTTGTTATTAATTTTATCATAATTCCCGAATTTCATACCCTTCGTTTTGGTTTTATCTGGTTTACATCTAATTTCTTCATCACCGTTTATTTTTTTATCTTCATCTTTTTCTGTGTGATAAATTGTAGCTTGAAATAGACCTCTATCAATAGAACCTTGGTTAAATAATAAACTATCTTCTTGGTTAAAACCTGTATGTGTCATAATAGCAACTACTACCGGAGAACCCGCTGGAATTTTATCTAATTTGACCATTCCCATTAATCTAGTGTCAACCAATGGTCTTGCAGGATAAGTTAGCACATACGCTGTCTTATCCATACGAGTGTCATAATTAGTCACATACATTCCCATTGCTTGTTTTCCCATCGCAGATTGATATGTATTTCTAGGACTTTGATTATGGTCTGGGTATGGAATGCATGATGCTAAAATTCCTAAGATAGTACTAGGATGTATCTCACAATGCGTATATTTATAAATATATTGTTTTTCTTTATTCAGTTCTTGTGGCTTCATCGCAATCATACTATAACTCTGTTCTTCGGGATCAATATATTCGATTACTGAATTATCCAATTTACAATCTGTCAATAAATCATTCCACTCCAACGTTCCTGCTTTAATATCATTTACTATTTTAGTAGTCAATAATACTTTATTGTCATTTACACGCAATACTGGACGAATTAATCTACCACCGTCATTGCAAATACGAATTTCGCTATTCTTATAATCAAATATAACAGATGTATAAATATTAATAATACTAGTTCTCTTCTTTTCTTGAAATGAAGAGAATAGTTCTGATGGGTTAAATGAAATACCTACCCATGCTCCGTTAATAAATACCTTCACATTTAAACTCATTTCATATGAAGTTACTTCATCTAAACATTTAATATATGGTTTGATATATTCATATATACACGAACTATTACTTGGCATTGTAATATGTGACATATAACTTAGATTTTTTACAACACCTACACTCGCTCCCTCTGGAGTTTCGGCAGGACACAAAAACCCCCATGAACTATTATGTAATTTACGAGGAGGAATCAGTTTGCCACTTTTATCAATTGGTGTATTAATTCTTCGCAAATGACTCAAACTTGATATATATGTTAATCTATTCAATACTTGAGCTACACCCACCTTATTACTGTTTATATTCTTAATCCCAAAATCTCCTGTAGAAAGGGCTCGTTTTAATCCATTTTCTATTGTGGTTGATTTAACTATTTTATAAATATTTGTAGTATTAATAATATTCATATAATCCTCAGTTGAACGCCAAGAACCGTTATTTATTTCACGAACCACTAATTTTTGCATATCCTTTACTAGTTTATTAAAGTAATTTCTAAGAAGATTATTTAAAAGTGTTCCTGTTAAATCTATACGCTTATTTAGATAAGAATCTCTATCATCCGGTAGAATCCATTCTAAACTGCATCTTAATAATTTATTTGTCATGTAACCCAAGAAATGAATCTTTTGAATCTTATCATGGCAATGTGGAAATAAATCATTATTTAAAATATCCATTGTAAATTCACGCTTTTTTTTTATTCCTGATTCTCTATCCATGTTTATAGGCGTAAATATAATATGACTCATTAATATTTTAATAGCATCTTCCTGGGTCATTATCGTATTTGATTCTATGATACTTCCTTGTAACGCATATTTCATTTTTTTATAATTTTTATCCTCTAAATTTAAGATGATTTTCTCACAAATATCCTTATCAGATATAACCCCTAGTGCTCTAAATACAACAAATAATGGTACTGGTTGTTTGAGACGAGGAATTTGAATATGTATAGTGTTTCCAAAACCTGTATTTTTACTACTAACCATCATACTAATCTGTTTAGGACTAATACATTTAAAATCTGGCACTGATTTTATTTCAGCCATCCAATGCCATTTATTATTATTTTTACTCACATTGAAACAATATACACGATTCTCAGCAGCACGCTCTTGACCTAACACTGTTTTCTCACTTCCATTAATTATGAAATATCCGCCAGCATCAAATTTACATTCACCAGTAATATCCTCACTTATATGCTTATACTGATTTAATACACATACTGACGATTTTAACATGATTGGTAACTTTCCTATATGAATTCCTGGTAAATTTTTATAAAATGTCTGGACGTTTTCTAAGTTTTCTCCGGTTCTTACTATATATTTAATATTCAAATCTATTGTCATCATTGACGCATATGTGAAATTTCTCAATCTCGCCTCTTGGGGAAACATTAACTTTGACGCACCATTATTCTCATGTATTTGAGGTCTATATAAATTGAATTTTTCAAATGTAATTAATATCTCTAATTTGTAATTCCCTGATTCTTTATCATAATCATTATCGCTACGTATCTGAACTGGATTAAACATGTCTATTGTTTTTTGTATTTGATTATTTACAAAATCATTATAGGATTCTAGCTGATGTCTAACTAATTGTGATAAATGTTGACCTTTAAAATATGATTCTATAATCGTCCAAGGGGTCTCTATATATTTCCCCAAGTTATCATATATTTCCTTTTCAATATTATTGGTATTCATCTGTTATTTTTGAATTAACATATTTATTATTTAACAAATCAATTTCTTTTTATAATAATTAAATAATTAAATAATTTTTTACATCCTTGGAGATTTAGGACGAATCATACCCAATCTAGCATTTATTTTTATATATCTATATTTTACTGATTTTCTATTATATTTTTTTATAATGGAAAATATAATATGAATGACGATAATAATAGGAAAACTATTCAAATTAATGAATCGTTTTTACTTACTTCAAATAATAAAACCAAAAAAAATAAAAAACCTGCAAAACCTAAAAAAGAAAAACCTACTGCTATTATCAAGCCTAATCAATTAAAAAAAGACTTGGTTGAAAAAATTAAAAAACATCAACAAAATGAAAAAATTAAAAATAATCCTGCCAATAATACCAATTCTGATAATAATACCAAATTATTCAATACTAATTTTATGGATTCATTAGAATATTTGGATAAATTAGCTAATAAAAAAAATATTGATAAAAAAAAACGTAGAGATAAAACAATTAAAAATACCAATACGCATCATAAAGGAGGCAACACACCTAACGTTTCATTTAAAGAAGAAGGCCCTTTAGTTGCTGTTGATTTACCATTGGATTTTGATAATACCACCTGCGAGCATCCTTTGATACACTTAAACGATATGTTCGAACCTGTTATACCTACCACTACAATTCAACACGCACGAGAAACTATACTACATAATAACAATTATATTATACCTAATCAAAATACTACAATAGCTAAAACTATTACAATTCCTGACTCACCTTCATATAGTTGTCTAAAAGGTAGTGTAAAACCTACATATAGACAGTTTCATAATAAAACGTTAAAACTAAATACTCGTAATTCTCAATATGATACTGTAAATAACGCAAACACCGACTATATACCTACTAGAAGTAGTAAATTACAACAATTAAAAAAATCATATAAAAAATTTAAGCAGAAATCTTTAAAAACTATAAAACGTACATATAATATTGGCAAAACATCTAATAATAATATATCCATTTTAATTAAAAATAATAAAACCCGACGTAATATTAAAAAAGAACATGGTTTATTAAAGCAAAAACCATTATTAGAGATTAAAAAATATTTATATGATAGAAATTTATTGAAAATAGGCTCTTCAGCACCAAATGACGTGTTAAGAACTCTATACGAACAATCTATTCTAGCAGGAGACATTCATAATACTAATAATGGGGTCACTCTTCATAATTTTATAGAAAAATAAATACACTGGTTACATATACAATTTCTTGGTTATTCAGGATATGGTATTATTGTTGTTTGTATTCGTATTACCTATATTTTGTATATTTTGTATAACCTTTTCCATCATATCT